ACGGCGCCCCGCTGTTCGAGCTGCTCAACGAGCTCGCCGTGCCTGCCGCTGGCGCGCTCGGTCCCGTCACCACCGCCGCGAACCCCGACCTTACCGGCCTCACCGCCGCGCAGCTCGCCGCGCTCAATCGCGGCCTCACGCGCGTCTCGGGTGCGACCGTGACCGCGATCCTGCTGCCCGCGATCGCCGACACGCCTGCCGGGTGGAGCCACACCTTCAACGACCTTGATGGCGGCACGAACGTGGTCGCCATCACCGCCGCCGGCGCGGACACGATCAACGGCGGCGCGACGTTCGACACCTCGCGTGACGGGCAGTCCGTCACCGTCGTGCGCCCCACCACCGGCACCGACTGGATTGTGCTCAGCTGATCGACCGCGTGCCCGCACGTGAACGCGTGCGGGCACGGTCAGCATCATGGACACGCCAGCCAACAGGATGCCGGAGACTACCGGCTCGAGCACCGCCGCGGTTGCCGAGGAAGTCGTCAAGGCGCACTTCGTCGGTACGGGGCGTGACGGCTCCGAGTCGTCGAACGTGCTCGAGACGCCCGACGAGCAGCGTGCGCTGTACGCCTCAGCGGGCGCGATCACGCCTCCGCTCGACCCTGTGTCGCTGGCGCACCTGTTCGAGATGTCGGGCGCGCTGCGCTCCAACATCGACGCCTACGCCACTAACATCGATTCGTTCGGACACCGCTTCGAGCCGCTCATCGACCTCGACGCTGATGACGCGCGCGAGAAGGTGAAGATGGCGATGGTGCAGGAGCGGATGCTGGGCCTCGACTCGAACGGCAATCCGCTCGAGGACGACGGCGACGTGGAGAAGCTGCTGCGCACGCTCGCGCACAAGGCGGACCCCTACAAAGACCGCATCGACGATCCCGGTATCCTGCCTGAGCCGTCTGACGCCGAAGTCGATGCGCGCATGGCATCCCTTCGGCGCGAGTTGATTAGCGAAAGGTTGGCCGCCGAAAAGTTCTTCAACTTCTGCACGGTGGACGAGTCCTTCGAGAAGTTGCGCGTGAAGACGCGGCAAGACCTCGAGACGACCGGCAACGCCTACTGGGAGGTGCTGCGCAATCGCGCGGGCGAGATCGTGCAGTTCAACTACGTACCGGGCTTCACGGTGCGGCTGATGCCCACAGAGCGCGACACGCAGGAAGTGATGATCGACGTACGCGCCACGTTGATCACTCCTGGTCGCGAGCCCGTTCACAAGCGGTTCCGCAAGTTCGTGCAGGTCGCGAACGGCGCCATTCGTGGGCAACAGCTCGTGTGGTTCAAGGAGTTCGGTGATCCGCGCATCTACAGCCACCTCAGCGGGCTGCAGTACGAGAGCATCGACGATCTTCGGCACAGAGAGCCCGAAGCGTCTCCTGCGACGGAAATCATCCACTTCAAGATCCACAACTCGCGCTCGGTGTACGGGATGCCGCGCTGGGTGTCGGAGATGTTGTCTGTGATCGGTTCTCGTCACGCGGACGAGGTGAACCTCGCCTACTTCGAGAACAAGAGCGTGCCGCCGATGGCGATCCTGGTGTCTGGCGGGAGGCTCGTTCAAGACGACGTGACGAAGCTGGAGAACTACGTCAAGAACGAGATTCGAGGAAAGCGCAACTTCCACAAGATAATGATCCTTCAAGCGGAGTCGCCGGAGTTCGGCGCGCAGGGTCTCTCGACTGGCCGCACGAAGATCGAGTTGAAGCCGCTCACGGACGCGCAGAACACCGACGCGCAGTTCTTGAACTATAGAGAGAAGAACACCGACGCCATTGGCTCCGTTTTCCGTCTGCCGCGCCTACTGCGTGGCGACGTTCGCGACTTCAACCGTGCGACGGCGCAGACTTCGATCGAGTTCACGGAGCAGCAGGTGTTTGCTCCGCTTCGTCGCGACTTCGACTACTTCATCAACCGCACGCTTCTTCCAGCGCTCGGCATCAACTACTGGAAGTTCATCTCTCGTGGTCCTGACTTCAGCGACCCCAAGGTGATGCTTGAGGCGATCAACGAGGCAGCCAAGGCGAGCTACCTGACACCCGAGGAACTCCGTACCCTCGCGGCGCGTGGCTTCGGGGTGGAGTTCGCGAAGCTAGACCAGGACTGGGTGACCCGCCCCGTCCAGTTGACCCTTGCGGGCATCTCGACCGGGCAAACGGCGCCTACGGATGCAAGCGCGGCGCGCGACCAAGAGGGCATCATCGACCCGGCTGAGGGCCTGGAGAAGACGGACGACGCCGCTCTACTTGCTCTTGCCAAGGCGTTCGCCAAGCGTGAGTGGGAGTCTCTCGAAGATGAAGAGCCATGAGCACGGTGCGTGCGACTGCGCGCTGACGTGGGGAGCTGCACGCTCTCGGGCGATGAAGCTGCTCAAGTCGCGGACGGCGATCCAAAAGGCGAGCAATCCTCTCGACGAGGACGAGTTCCTGCTGATCGTTCAGGAACTCGCCCAGCGTCTCTCCAAGATCACCGCCAAGGTTCAGCGCGGGCACATCATCGCCGCCCTGCGTGCGATGCGTTTCGATTACACGCGGCTCACGGGTGCAGAGGTGGCGCAGGTTGCTCGGGCCGTTAGCGTGGCGCTAAGTGCTATCCCACAAGAGGCGTTGCCGCAGATCGCAGACACCATGTTGGTGACCGTGTCGAGAACGATTCTCGACACGCGCATCGCTGCGGCAGCGATCTTCTCGTGGGACATCCGTACCTCGTTCACCGCCGTGGATGAGAGGATGACCAAAGTTCTTGGCAACATCTCGACGTGGGTGCTGGATGAATACGGTCGGCGGCAAAGCATCGTGACAGGCGGCATCGCCGACACGATCAACCGCGGGATCGCGCGCGGTCTTCGCAACGAAGACATCACGCGAGAACTGAAGGCCCTCACCCTCGGGCAGTACAGCAAGCCGCGGTCCGATCGGTACTGGCATATTGTCGCCACGAACGCTGTGAACCGCGCGCGTATGTGGGGGCATCTCAGCTCGATGGATGAAGCCGGTGTCGTGAACTACCAGTTCGAGGCAGTTCTTGACGAGAGGACAACGGACCAGTGCCGCACGCTTCATGGCACGATCTTCCCCGTCAAGGACGGCCTTCAGGCGTACGCGCGACTTGCTGCCGCACAGGAGGCGGGAGACACCACGGCGGTGGAGCGCGTGTTCCCGTTCGTGCGGTCGCGAACTCTTCCAAACGGGGAAAAAGAGCTGTACGTCCCATCGGGGAACGGCGGTGAGACGCGCGTTGCTACAGTCGTTCGGTCTGGGATGGGGCGGGCGGACGACACCGGCTCGGTTCGTGACATGCTGAGTCCTGCGCAGTTGGCAGACATCGGCGCCTTCATGCCGCCGCTTCACATGTCTTGCCGCTCTACGATCGTTCCCGTGTTCAACGACAGCGGAGTCCCCGAATGAGCGCGTTCCTCGAAATGCTTGATCTCGACGCGCGTGCGCGCGCCGTCGATGCCATCACCGCGGCGATCGAAAGATCATTCCTCGAAGATCAATCGCGGCAAACGCAAAGCGAGATCAAGCGCAGGTTCAACATCTGCCTCGGCCTTGTCGGAGAGATGCGCACCGACCTGCACTGGTCGTGGCAACGGATCACGGATACGCTACCCACAGCGCTTCGCTCCAAACTGGACGGCGCCTCATGGTCCCCCTCAACCCGCACGGCTTGGTCGCACGACGAGGCCAGCGGGTTGTTCCTCCCGCCTTCCGTCAAGTAGGCTGATCACAGGAGCCTCTCGATGCCCGCCATCACCGACACCCTCGCCGCCATCGGCACGGAGCTCGCCGGGCTCCTGCCCGCCGACTCCGACACCCGCGCGATGACTCTCACCGAGGTCATCGACTACTGCAAGAGCCAGATCGACCTCGCGAAGGCCGACACCGACCCCGCGCCGCGTATCGCTGCGCTCTCCGCCGTAGTGGCCCTCGCCAAGGCGTACTCGTGGGAAACCTCCAGCACGATGACCGTGCCGGTGTTTTCGGGCGAGCTGAGCGTGAACGCGCAATCGGCCGCTGCCGAGTGCATCGCCGAACACCCCGGCAAGTCGCTGCCGACCGCTCCCGGCACGCAGGCGTCGCCCTCGAGCGGCGCGTTCGAGAGCAACGCTGGCCCGACCGGCCCGGTGGGCAACACCGTGCGGCCCGCCGCCAGCTACATGCCTCCGGCTTCTCCGCATTCGACTCCCGCCGCGAACGCGATGGGCTTCGTCGCCAAGGCTGCCGAGGTTCTCGCGAAATCGGGTGACGCTGCCATGCTCAACGAGCTGAAGGCGATCCTCGACGGCGAGGCCAAGCCGGGCGACGGCGAGGAGATGAAGGACAACGTGCGCAAGGACGACGGCTGGCCCGCCGATCTCGCCACCAAGACCTTCCTCGAGGGCAAGAACGAGATCCCGACCGAGGACGACTTCGGCCCCGACCCCCACAACCTTCGTCGCGGCAAGGTCATCCTCGACTGATGCGCGCCCGCGTTCGCAAGGACGATGCTCAACCCACGGTGCGGCAGCCTGCCGTGCCGTGCGTTCTTCGTGCGGCCGCAACGCTGCCGCGCGGAGAGCGCGTGTCGAACCCACTCCTCGGCGAGGACGTGGCTGGCACGTACGCTGTGATCGACCTTGCCGCCGACGAGGACGCCACGCTCGATGATGCGCGCGACCTTGCCGCGCTGGCGAAGGGCGCGTTGCTCGTGTGCGACGCCTCGCCCGACGTGATCGCAGATGCAGGCTTCGAGCCGTTCCTGATCGCCGACAGCGACCTCACGTTCGGGGCTACGTACACGCTGCCCGATGCACCGTGGCTTGACGCACCGTGGCTCGCGAAGGCGAAAGACGATCCGAGCACGCTTGCTGATCCTGACGAGCGCCGCACGGGCAGCCGCGTCAACGAGCCGGGCTCGGCAGGGTCGGCTTCGAGCGGTGCGGGCATCAAGCTCACCGAGGCCGTCGAGAACGCGCTCAAGACCAAGGTGTCCGAGCACAACGACAAGCACGGCGACAGCGAAGGCAAGCGCGTCACGCTCGGTCAGCTCAAGGCAGTGTGGCGTCGCGGGGCGGGTGCGTTCAGCACGTCGCATCGCCCGAGCCAGAACCGCCAGTCGTGGGCGATGGCGCGTGTGAACGCCTACCTGAAGCTCGTCGCGTCGGGCAAGCCGAGCAATCCCAACTACGTGCAGGACAACGACCTGCTGCCCGAGGATCACCCGCGCTCGACTCGTAAGGCTGCGGTGTCCAAGGCGGGCAAGTACGATCACATCGACTTCAAGCCGCCCGCCGGTGTCGCAGCAGCTGCTGCGAAGGGGCTCGAGTTTCGCCGCAAGGGCGGCGGCGGCGGGCTCACGCCGAGCGAGGCCAGCGCGCAAGGCATCGGCTCGGGCGTCGCACGAGCAGCGTCGTTGAAGAACCGGCAGAAGCAAAGCCCCAAGACGGTGCGGCGCATGGCGGCCTTCTTCAGCCGCCACGAAAAGAACTCGACGATCGACCCGAAGTACAAGAGCGAGCCGTGGCGCGATCGCGGCTACGTCGCGTGGCTGCTATGGGGCGGTGACCCCGGTCGTGCGTGGGCGGACAAAGTCGTGGCGCAGATGAACGCTGCGGACGAGAAGGCCGAGAAGGCGATGCCCGTGCTCAAGCCGTTCGCAGGCTTCGAGGATTTCGGCGCGTGCGTCGCTTCGATGCGCGCACAGGGTCACGATGACGAATCCGCGCGTGCGATATGCGGTCGCCTGCAAGCGGACGATCCTGCGCACAAGGCTGATCTCGCCATCGCGCCGGGCAGTGCTGGCGCACTCGCACCTGAGCAGAATGATCGACTTCGGCGCGTACGTACGAAGGCAACGAACGAGGTCGCACTGATCAAGGTCGATGCGCCCGACACCGACGAACGCTACATCCTCGGCGTGGTGCTCGAGCCCGATGAGGTCGATTCGCAGGGCGACATGATCAGTGCTGAGGAAATCCGCGACGCTGCGCACAGGTATATGCAGACGCACGGCAACGTAGGACTGCAGCACCAGACCTTCGTGAACGACAAGATCAAGATCCTCGAGTCGTACATCGCGCCCGTGGGTTTCGAGATCGGTGGGCAGAAGGTCAAGCAAGGCACGTGGCTGATGGCTTTCCGAGTGCTCGACGACAGCATCTGGAAAGCGATCAAGTCGGGGCTCCTGACCGGGCTCTCGATCGGCGGCACTGGCTTGCGCATGGCCGTCCCTTGACGCACCCGCGCAACGCCGAGCAGAATGTAGTCGAACATGCCCGACGAAAAGCGATACGTGCTTGAAGACCTCGAAGTCAAAGAGGTCAGCGTCGTCGATCGCGGCGCGAACAAGCGCGTGCTGCTCGTGGTGAAGAACGAGAACGGAGATCCCATGCCGACCAACGAGACCGCCACCGAGACTGCCGCGACCGAGTCCGATCCTGTGGTCGAGGCTCAGGCGGAGAAGGCGAAGGACACCACCGAGTTGATCGTCGGGCTGCCCGCGGACATGCGCGACGCCATGGCGAAGATGCTCACCGAGGTGTCGTCTCGCGTGGGCATTCTCGGCGAGGCCGTGAAGGCAGCCACCGACGGGGAGGGTGGCGTCACCGACAAGTTCAAGAACGAGGTGATGGGTCTGTCGAACGCGCTGCGCATGATCGCTGGCGCGGAAAAGGCCGACGACATCGCTTCCGTCGAGAAGGGCGTGCTGATGGCGCCCCCGACCCCGATGGCGCAGAGTTTCGACTTCAGCGCCTCCCCGGAGTACGTGATGACCGCCGAGGGGCCGGTGATGAAGATGCCCGAGGCGGTGATGAAGTACATGGCGTGCAAATACGCCATGGAGCAGATGTACCAGGCCGAAAGCATGCTCGCGAAGGAGGACTACGCGGGCTGCTGCATGTGCGTGTTCGCCTGTCTGAAGGCGATCGGCCCCTTCGTCCCCGATGGTGGTGGAATGCCGCAACAGATGATGCAGGCGATGAAGCAGTACGCCTACAACCAGCCGCAGCCGAGCATCGCTGCCGGTGTGCCCGACGCGCAGATGCCCACGCACATGGAGCAGCCCGGCAGCGGCACCGCGCCCGCGGACGAGCTCGCGAAGGCCGGCCGCAAAATCGCGGGCGAGAAGCTGACCAAGCTCGAGGAGCTTCTCGCGCAACTTTCCGGTGTGGTCGCCGAGCTGCGCCCCACCGAGACCACCAAGTCCGAGAGCGCCGACGCGGCGAACCTCAAGGACAAGATCATCGCTCTCGCCAAGTTGGCGAAGGCGCAGCAGGCCACGATCGATCGGATGAATGCGACGCGGCCCACCGGCCACGCGCTTCCCTACGTCGAGGCCGACGACAACTCCCCGGCGGGCAAGGTACTCTGGCCCGACGACCTGAACGATCTGTCTGACTCCGACCTCTGATGGTCGGCCACCCCACGCTTCGAGAGGAATCCCCCATGCCCGCAGGTCTCACCGACAATCGCAGCATCCTCCAGAAGGCCGACCTCCAGCTTTCGGACCTTCTGACGGATGGTGGTCTGCTCGTTCCCGAGCAGGCCCAGCGCTTCCTTCGCATCCTGATCCGCCGCAGCGTGATCATGGCGATGTCCACCGTCGAGCCGATGCGCTCGCCCACCAAGGAGATCAACAAGACTCGCTTCGCGACTCGCATCCTCCGCGCCGGCCAGTCCGGTGTGGCGCTGTCGGCCGCCGAGCGGAGCAAGATCGATCTCTCGCAGACCGTCCTGAACAGCAAGCTGTTCAAGGCCGAGGTCCGCCTGAACAACGAGGTGCTCGAAGACAGCATCGAGCGCGGCAACCTCCGCAACACCGTCATGCAGCTGATGACCACCGCCGTGTCGCGTGACATGGAGGACATCCTGGTCAACGGCGACACCACCAACCCCGACCCGTTCTTCTCGCAGTTCGACGGCATCCTCCGTCAAGCCGTGTCGAACATCGTGGACGCTGGCGGCGTGAAGCTGAACAAGGCGATCCTTCGCGATCTCCAGAAGGTGCTGCCCACCGAGTTCCTCGTGAACAAGCTGGACATGCGCTACCTGACCAACGTGGACGCGGACATCGACTACCGCGACACCCTGGCTGACCGCGCGACGCCCGGCGGTGACTCGGCGCTCGGCGCGATGGCGAACAGCGAGGCCGTGGTCGGCTACACCGGCGTGCCCGTCGTGCCGGTGCCGCTGTTCCCCGGTGACCGCACCGACATCCCGCGCGCGCCTGGCCTCACCGACGTGATCTTCTGCGACCCGAAGAACATTCACGTCGGCATCCACCGCGAGATCCGCCTCGAGACCGACAAGGACATCTCGGCTGGCGAGGTCATCATGGTGATCACCATGCGCTTCGACGTGAAGTACGCCGAGGAGCTTGCGGTCGCGAAGGCCATCAACGTGCTCGTCGCCTGATCGCAGGCAGCTGAAAGGAACCCACCATGGCACTCGGAGCAACCGTCACCACCGTCGGCCAGCAGGGTCAGACCACGATGCGCCCGAACGGGCTCATCCGTCTGTCCTTCGCGGGCGACAGCGCCTACCCCACCGGCGGCACGCCGGACTTCACTGCGTACCTCACCGCCGCGCTCAAGCGGGAGGTCGAGATCACGCAGGTGTTCGGCTACGGCAAGACCGCTGGCGCGATCACTCACATCGCCGACTACGACGCGACCAACGACACGCTGCGCGTGTTCGTGCTCGCCGGCACCCAGGCCGCTGCTGCGGCCAACCTCAGCGCGGTCACGTTCGACGTGATCGTCGCCTACCGCTGATCTGCACCGCCCGCCACGCTTGACCAGCGTGGCGGGCGATCTACGTTCAACACCGAGATAATATGGCCGCCCAGACCTACCTCGTCCGTCTCAAGCCCTACAACCGCAAGAGGGAGTACTTCGTGCGCAACTACTCGTGGCGCGGCCACCGATTCACCGAGCGGTGGGCGGAGGTTTCCGCCGCGGTGGCGGAGCAGCTGCGTGAGCTGATGCAGCCGCACGACCTCTCCATGGAGATCCCGCTGTTCGACGTGTGCACCAAGGACGAGGCGATCAAGATCGAGGAGAAGGAAGCCTCCGCCGGCCAACCGGCTACCAAGGTCAAGGACGCCACTCCCGTCCCAGACTCCGACCTTCGCGACGACAAGCCCAAGTTCAACGCTGCGACCGGCAAGATCGAGCGGCACGTCGAGCCTGCCGAAAAGGTGGACAACGTGAAGCCGATCGCGGAGACGGAAATCTCCGATGACGACGTGGCCCCTGCTCCGTCGCTGCGCGAGGACAAGCCCGCCCGCACCCGCTCGCGGTGACACCTTGCTGACGTGAGCTCGCGCCGCCTACACTGAGGGCAGGCAAAGAGTTCTCGGTCAGCGGCCTGGTCCCCGCTGTTTGCCCACGCCCGCATCGGCCCTGTGCCGGTGCGGGCGTTTCTTTGCTAGGCTAGCGATCGTGGATCTCGTCCGCGGACAAGCCAACAGCGTGAGCAACCCTCGCGTGCTGTTCGCGTGGCAGTCGCCGAACGTGGGCGACTCTCAAGACGCGAGCGTCACGTCAACGGTCCGGCGGCTCAAAGGCGGATTCTTCCAGTCGCTCGACAACCCGCTGACGTTTCGCGTGCTCGACCCTTTTGGTGTCGAGGTGATCGCGCCGACGAGCATCGACCCCACGGACCCAGCGAATCAGCTAGATCCGCCGAATGAAACGGGCTCGAGCGGCAAGGGGCGCATCATCGTGCTGCCGTTCACGGTGCCGCTGCTCGCACCCGTGGGCACGTACACCGTCGAGGTCACGTTCATCGCGAACCCAAGCGACGGTCCGGTGCTCTCGCCGCAGACGGTCGCGTACACGTTCCGCGTGCTCGACGAGGCGCTGCCCTACGTGCCCGAGTCCTACGCGCAGATCACCGACATGCTCGAGGCGGGCTTCCCGATCGGCGAGCCTGCGCCGTGCGGCGGGTACACGTACCGCGACGCGGTGCGTGCGCTGCACCGTGCGAGCCGCTACGTCGAGGAGATCACGTCGCGGTTCTTCGAGCCGCGCTACCGCGTGTTCGACCTCGACGGTGAGGGCGGCCCGACCATCCAGCTTGAACACGCAATCGTCGGCGTCACGGACGTTACCTTCACGTTCACGACGTTCACGCCGGCTGATCTCCCGATCGAAGAAGGCGACCTTCGCGTGTACAACCGCCACATCCGGCAGCTCCTGATGGAGCCGGATGACCGCCAAGACCCGCGCATCGAGTTCCTTCGCACGCCGAACTACCGCTTTCCGCGTTCGCAACTTCTCGGCGAAGTTGACCTGCTTTCGAGCTACATCGGCTTCACGGACTCTCAGCAGAACGTGAAGGTCAAGGGCATGTTCGGCTACACCGACCCCGATGGCTCGCCGTTCGGCAAGACGCCAGACCTGATCCGCGAAGCGACGCTTCGACTCGCGGCGCGGTACATCGCGCCACTGTGGCAGCAGATTGGCGGCGCCGGAGCGCGCGAGAGTCCGTCGGGGCCAGTTCTCGGTGAGCAGACGCTGGACCAGCGCGTGTCCTATGCAAACGCGGTGGCGTGGGGCCTCACGGGCGTGATCAACACCTACGCAGGATCGTTCACTGGCGATCCTGAGATCGACCAAATCCTCGCGCTGTTCATGGCGCCGCCCAAGTTCAGGAGCGCGTGATGGGCTACCGCGGCCGACTGATTTGGCCCGCGCAGGCGCGCATCGAGCGGCTGGACACCGCATCTACCAAAGAGAACGCTCTCGCGTCTCAACCGTCTGGCTACGATCGGATTTTCCGCGAACCTGTGCGCACCGCCGACGGCACGGACTCCCGCGTGTACATGCCGGCTGTCGCCATCCCGTGCCAAGTGCGCACGGAAATGGCGGCGTTCGATCGCCAGTACCAGATGCCGGCAGGGCGCGAGCTCGAGTTCCGCATCATGCTGACGCTCCACTACAAAGATCTCGAGTGCCGCGGGCTGATCGCCCCGAACGGCGGGTGTATCTTCCAGCCTTCCGACCGGCTGCAGGCCATCTACACAGCGGACGGCGCGACCCTTCAGCGCTCTTTCGCAGACGCGCCGCTATTCTGTACCCACGTGCAAGACCGCTCCTGGGGTCTCAGCGGTCTGTCGCGAAACCTCGTCATGCTGTACTTCAACGACCGCCGGGAGGGCGCGACATGAAGTTCACCAAAGTCGGGGACTGGCATCGCGCGCGGATGATGCTGGGCGCAGCCGTGGTCCGCACGCACCGATCTATCCAACGCGCGGTGAAGCAGGAGGCGCAATACTTCCGCGCCAAAGTTCTCAAGGCTTTCCAAACTCGCGGGAACAGTAACGGGATTACGTGGGCGCCTAACGCCCCCAGCACCATCGCGCGCAAGGGGTCAAGCAAGCCGCTGATCGACACCGGCCAACTTCGCGGCTCGATTCAAGTTGTGCAGTCGGGCGACGTGTTCTTCGTAGGCGTGCCGAGCTTCTCGATGCGAGATGACGGAAAATCGATGGTCAGCATCGGCGCGATCCACGAGTACGGCACCGTCATCGCGCAAACCCGCGGAGACTCGATGGTCTTGATCCAGATTCCTCAGCGGTCTTTCATCCAGTCCACCGCAGACGCTCACTTTCAGCCAGAGGACGTGCGCAAGCGGTTCATGGCTCGCTTCGCACATGACCTCAGCCCGTACTGGGCGATCCAGATGTCAGGGCGCCCGCCGACCCGGTGACCTATGGCCGTGCCTACCATCACCGCGGTTTCCCCGCAGACCGGCGCGCCTACCGGGGGGCAGCTCGCCCAGATCACGGGAACGGGCTTCCGGCTTCCTACGCCGCCTGGCCCGGAAATCCCCGCCCCCGTCGCGCCCCCAAGCGTCCGCGTGGCCTTTGGAGGCGTACAGAGCCCGCGCGTGGACGTGATCAGCGCCACCCGGCTCTTGGTCGCCGTCCCCAAGAGGTCGATGCCGATCGGGACGGATGGTCAGACGACTCTGGGCGAGGTTGTCGTGGACGTGACCGTCGAAAACATCGACGACGTGGGCGCGCTCATTCCTGGCGAGACCGCCACGAGTTCGGCTGCCTACACGTACGTGCGCCCCGGTGTGGCCTACGACAGCGGCCCCTACTCCGTGACGCGCGTGACCGCGCTCCTCATCGACTTGCTGCGGAGCGAGGTACTCGCGAACACCGTTCTGGAAACCTCGACTGACTACGATTCCAACACCGGCACTGCGCAGATCGAAGTTCAAAAGACGCCACAGTTGATCCTCACAGGGCCGTCGCTGACGTTCAACGCGTTCTTCACCTTCCGCGGCGCCTACCCGGTACCGGGGCTGAACCCAGGCGAGACGTTCCTCAAGCGGAGACACCGGGTGGTGGACCTCGAGTACGAGATCATTGGTGTCACCAACAGCACCGTCGAGCTCAACAACCTGATCGAGTTGCTCGAAGTTGTTGTCGATCGCAACGTCTCTCTTCAGTTCGAGTGCACTCCTGGGCAAGGCGACTTCATCCCGCTCGAGCTCCGGTGGGAAGTAGATCCTCGTTACGAGCGGCAAGGTGCATCTCCCGGCTTGATTTCCGATTTGCGCGTGTTCAGGAGCACCGTCGAGGTTGTGGGACTCCCGCTCACCGAGATTGCCGGTGTTGATCGTGACGCGATTCAGGAGGTGGGTTCCGAGGTGGTAGACACCTTGCTTGAAGCACCTCTGCAGATCGGCGAGAATCTACCAACCCGGCAAGGCGGCGTCGTGCGATCTCCGCCCGACCAGCATGTTCCTTCGCCACCGAGTCTCCCGCTCAAGGGCGGCTCGGTGCGCTCCCCGCCCGACAAGCACGTTCCTTCGCCACCGCCTTTCGCACCCCGCGGTAGACGGTCGCCGCCAGACGCAGGAGAGCAAGAATGATCGACCTCAAGAACCGCAGCCGCGAGACGCGGACCTACCAGTTCTCCCGTGACGTGAGTGCCGGTCCCGTGCGCCCGCGAGTGCTCGACGTGGCGCGCGGCAAGCACAACCCGAAAACCGGCGAGGTCGTGGTCGCGCCCGCACAGATCACCGTCGGCGGTGTGCTAACGCTGCCGCCCCGCACGACCGTGCGCGGTCTGCCCGAGTCGCTGCTGTCGCACCCGAGCCTCAAGCGCGACATCGACTCGCGCGAGGTCGTGGTGGTGAAGCACACGAAGCCAGAGAAGCCCGCTGCCGTCGCCGTGCCTGTGAGCACGCCTGAGCCGACGCAGCCCGCCAAGTCCACCGCGCGCCGCCGCAAGGAGTGATTCATCATGTCGAACGCACTGCTCTCCTCCAAGATCGTCATCACCGAAGAGCCGCCGCGCATCCAGTCCTTCACCGCGCTTCCGACCGCGGTGCTCGGCATGGTGGGCCTCGCGGAGCGCGGGCCGATGGACACCGCTGTTCTCGTCACGAGCTTCGAGGAGTTCGCGACCGTGTTCGGTGGCTACACGCTCGACACGAAGGACACCACGGCCGCGGTCGAGGGCTACTTCGAGGAGGGCGGGCAGTTCCTGTGGTTCGTGCGTACCGCGCGGCACACCGACATCAACGACCCCACGAGCAACGAGGCGCTCACCGCCAGCGGTGAGGCCGACACGCTCGCCGCCATCGCGGCACCGCCCGCCGTCACTGGTAACCTCGTCGGCCCGTTCTCGCTCGTCGATGGCGACACGTTGACCGTCTCGCTCAACGGTGCGCCTGGTGTAACGGCCACCTTCAACGCTGGCCCCGCGTCCGTCACTGCGACCGCGCCCGGCACCTACGCGCTCGCCACCCGCGCCTCGCGTACCAGTGGCAACACGCAGCCGTTCGCGCTCACCAACGGCAACACGCTGCTGATCAGCATCGACGGCGAGGCGGCGCAGACCGTCACGTTCAACACTGCGGACTTCGCGAGCATCGGTGCTGCGACCGCAGCCGAGGTGGTCGCGGTGATCCTGGCGCAGACCACCGACATCGGCGCGAGCGTCGGCGTGGGCAACTCGGTCGTCATCACGAACGCGCGCTCGCTGCTGAACACGCGCACGATCCAGGTCACGGGTGGAACAGACGCAGCGGCGCTCGCGTTCCCCGGCACCGCGGCGACCGGCACGGGCGACGGCGACACCCTCACCGTGTCGATCGACGGCGAGGCGGACCAGACCTACACCGTCCGCATCGCGGACTTCGTGAACATCGAAGCTGCGACCGCGCTCGAGGTCGCCACTGCGATCACCTCGCAGCTCGTCGATGTCGTGGCGTCTGTCGTCTCGAACACCGTTGTGCTGACCAACTCGCGCGGCAGTGGCACCGGCTTCGACATCGAGGTCACCGGCGGCACCACCACGGGCATCGCCTTCCCGCCCGGCGCGGTGACGGGCACCGGCGATGCGGCCGACGCCACCGCCGTGTCTGTCAGCGAGCTCGCGACGCTGATCACCGGCGACATCGCTGGCGTCGCGGTCACGAACGTGTCGGGGCAGGTCCGCATCGCTGGCCTCGTCAACGGCTCGACGCAAACGCTGCAGGTGCTGAACACCTCCACGCTCGACGTGAAGCTCGGGCTGTCGCGCCTGGTCGCGTTCGGCAGCGACGCCGCCACCGCGACGCCCACGCTCGCGATCAACGCGAAGTACCCCGGCGAGTACGGCAACGATGTGGTCGTGCGCATCGTGCAGGCCAGCTCGCTGAACGCCAGCGAGTTCGACCTGCTCGTGCTCGAGGACGGCTTCGTGCGCGAGCAGTTCAACAACCTCACGATGGACGACACTCTGCCGAACTTCGTGGAGGAGGCGATCAACGCCTCGCCCGCGAACGGTGGCTCGCTGCTGATCTCGGTGGCGGACCTCGCGGCTGGGCTCGGCAGCGCGCTCCTCGACCGGCCTGCGAACGGCGACTACACCCTGAGCGGCGGCACCAACGGTCTCGCCAACATCGGCGACATCGACTTCATCGGATCGGCCGTCGGTGAGAACGGGCTGCGTGCGCTTGACGTGGCGGGCGACCTCACGCTGCTCGCCGTGCCCGCCCGCGCGACCGCAGCCGTGCACAACGCGATGCTCAACTACGCCGAGGTCACGCGCAACGGCACCGTCTTCGCGGTGCTCGACCCGCCCGCGAACCTCACCGCGCAGGAGATGGTCACGTACGTCGAGCAGCAGGCGCTGCTGCTCGAGTCGTCGGAGTTCGGCGCGATCTACTTCCCGCGCGTGAAGGTGCTGAACCCCAACACCACGCTGTTCGGCAACGTGGAGGCGATCACCGTGCCGCCGTCGGGGCACGTCGCCGGTCGCTACGCACGCACCGATGGCTCGCAGCCGGGTGGCATCTACCAGCCGCCCGCGGGCCTCACCAACGGGCGGCTCGGCACGATCGTCGGGCTGGAGATTCTCGCGAACGCGGAGGTGCCCGAGACCTTCGACGTGAACAAGCGCGACCTGCTCTACCCCAAGCGCATCAACCCGATCAGCGAGCTGACCGGCGGGCGCATCCTCGACGGCGTGCGCACGCTCAAGAGCTCGGGCAACTTCCCGACCATCGCCGAGCGGCGTGGCGTGATCTTCATCGAGGTCACGACCAAGCGAAACCTTCAGTCTGCCCGCTTCCGCAACAACGACGCGACGCTGCGCGCGGAGGTGTCGCGTGCGGTCGAGGCGTTCCTGCTCACGCAGATGCAGGTCGGCGCGTTCCGCTCGCGTGACCCGCGCAAGGCATTCAGCGTGGACTTCGGTGCGGGGCTGAACCCGCCGAGCGTCGTGTTCGCTGGACAGCTCGTCGGCCGCATCGGCCTCGCCACTCAGAAGCCCGCGGAGTTCATCATCCTGCGGTTCACGCAGGACACCCGCGCGCTCGAACAGGAACTGTCGCAGCCGTGATCGGCTCGCCGTAGGAGACCAACACCATGCCCATCACTGGCGCACCCCGTATCTTCGAGGACAAGTTCTCCTTCATCGTCGAGATCGACGGTGTGGCTCACGCTGGCTTCCAGAAGTGCAGCGAGCTGAGCTACGAAATCGACAAGGTCGAGTACCGCGAGGGCGGGCGCAAGCACCCCTTCAAGTCGCCTGGCCTCGTGAACTTCACCGACATCACGCTCGAGCGCGGCGCGGTGGTGGACGACTCCGACCTCTACGACTGGGCGGAGGAGTGCGCCTCCATCGTCGAGGAGGCGGGCGTGGTCGAGACCGCGTTCCGTCGGAACCTCGACATCGTGGTCAAGGACCGCGACGGCACCCCGCTCAAGCGGTGGCGCTGTGTCGATGCGTGGGTGCAAAAGTTCGCTGCTGGCGAGTGGGACAACGACGCCAGCGAGAAGACGATCGAGATGGTCGTGATCACGTTCGACTCGTTCGAGCGCCGCGGCGTCTGATACTTTGCGTGCGGGTTGACCCCCCGCACGTGTAACCTCCACCCGAGAACATCATGCCTCAGATCGACATCACCCTTCCTTCTGGCGCCCGCGGGCGCATCCGTGGCCTCAAAGGTCGCGAGGTCAACTTGTTCGCCAACCGCGAGAACGCGCGACGCAACAAGACCGCCCTCGAGATTCTCAACAACGTGTGGCTCGAGACGCACGACAGCGGCCCGCTCTACAAGGACAAGATCAACTGGAGCGAGGCGCCGCTGTGCGACCGCTTCGTGGCGCTGTTCAAGGCGCGGATCGCCTCCTTCGGCGCCGACTACACGTTCAAGCACCAGTGCTCGGGCTGCGGCAAACGGTACGAGTGGACCGAGGATCTCGAAAAGCGCGAAGTGCGACCGATGCCCGCCGAGAGCATCGAGACGTTCGCGGCAGGCAACCGCTTCCGCACCAGCGTTCGGGACTCCGAGGGCAACGTGCGCGCGGTGACGTTCCAGCTTCTGACGCCCAAGCTCGAGGAGAAGATCAACACGGCGCAGGCCGTCGCTCCCCGCGAGAAAGCGACCGTTGGTCTCGCGCAGCGGATCGTGGCGGTGCAGGGTGTCGAGGACGGCAAGGCGGCCATCAAGCAGTTCATCGAGGATATCGACGCCGGTGCGATGTTCGACCTCGTGGACGCGATGGACGAGGTGGACGGCGGGATCGACACGACCATCACTGTCGAGTGCCCGCACTGCGGCTGGGAGGAGGAGATGGAGCTCCCTTTGGAGGAAGAGTTCTGGAAACCGGCGCGGCCGAAGCGGTCTACTCCGTCTACGGAGATGTGATCGAACCGGAAGTCGTCGCGACGTTCCCGCACATCGAAATCGACGACTTCCGCAACCTGATGTTTTGGCTGACGTTCCACCGGCCACCTCACGGCAGTGGAACGGGCCTCACCCGCGCCGACATTCTCGACATGGAAATGGACGAGATCATGTGGTGGTGGAAGTTCCTGCGTGATGCGTGGGACGCCGAAGACTCCGCATCGCGCCGGCAGGCGAAGGGGTAAACTAGCCGCATGGCGATGAACTCGCTCGGGCTTGGCTTCATCTTCACAGCGAAAGACCTCGCGTCTGGCGTGCTGACGAAGGTGGATGACAAGTTCAAGAAGCTCGACGCCACAACGCGGGCGGCGCAGGCCACGTTCAATAAGAACGTGGGCCAAGCTGTCGGCGGGCTAGGTCTGATAGCCGGCAGCACGCTCGCGCTGGCGGGCGCGGCCAACCTCGCCGACCAGTTCGGCAAGTTCGAGTACGGGCTCGCCACGGTCGGTGCCATCTCCAAGGCGACGACCGGCGAGATGGACCAGCTCAA